CCCATTTACACAGTTTATTCCTTTTATAGGATTTCACAAAAAATAAGAAGGGAAGTGAAAACATGTCAAGACCACCAAAACCATATAAATTATTGAAAGTGGAAGGTAAATCTAACAAGACAAAGGCAGAACTAAAACAAAGAAAACAGGCTGAGGAAGCGGTACTTACTGGGGCGGCCTTGAAAGAAAGACCAGAAGTAAGAGAAAATCCAATTGCCCATAAAGAGTTTTTAAGGGTGAGAAATTTATTAAGGATGATAGAAAAAAATGATGATATTTACGGACTAGTAATAAATAGATACTGTTTGTTGCTAGCTGAATGCATTGACTTTGAGGAGAAAAAGGAAAAATATTACAACCTAATTGACAAAATAACAAATGACCATGAAAAGGCTATGAATGACATGGCCCCAGGAGATAGGGCGGCTCATTTGATAGAATATACCAAAAGCATAGACAGGCTATCTAGAAATATAATCAACTTAGATAAACAAATTCAGACTAAGCGAAGAATGTTATTTGATATCGAAAAAGAAAACATAATGACTATAGCCTCTGCATTAAGAAGTATACCTAAAGAAGTAAAACAGGAAGAAAACCCACTTCTAAAGGCGTTGCAAGGATAATGATTAAAGAAAGTAGAGCTTATAAATATGCTCAGTGGTGTTTGGAGCCCGACAATCGTAAAGTTCCTAAGTATGTGAAAAAGCAAGCTAAATCATGGGTAGATATAGTAGATGGTAAAGACGAAGAAGCTTATATTGATGAAAAGGCTTTTGATAAAATCAATAAATTATTAACGTTAATAGTGCATCCTGATTTACAATGTCCTATGGATGAAGGCTTAGAGGACTATGCTTGGCTACTTATTGTAGCAGTACTATGTACTAAGCTAAAAAATGATGAAAATAAAGATATAAGATATTATGTAACCGCAGTATTAGATATATGTCGAAAGAATTTTAAGACATTTAATGCAGCGGTTATTTTTATTCTATTAATGTTAACCGACCCGAAATTTAGCAGATTTTTCTCAGTTGCTCCGGATTTGAAATTATCTAAGGAATTGCAAATAGCAATAAGAAAAATCATAAAATCAAGCCCACTGCTAGCAGAAGATGATGTATTTAAGCTACTGAGAAGTGAAATAAGATGTCTTTTAACAGATAGTGAATATATACCTTTAGCTTATTCAGAGGACAGAATGGATGGTAAATTGGCTAATGCTTTCCTAGCAGATGAAGCAGGGGCAATGGATAGTTATCCGATAGAATCAATGAGGTCTTCGCAAATTACTTTACACAATAAACTAGGAATTATAATCAGTACTCAATATCCTAACGATAATAATGCAATGATTGATGAAATAGATATATCAAAAAAAGTGCTAGATGGTTTATTGGAGGACAAAAGAAGATTTTCGTTATTGTATGAGCCTGACGATGATTTATTGGTTAATGACCAATGGCAGACTAATGACTTAGTTATATATCAGTCTAATCCAGTAGCTGTAGCACACGATTATATATTTCAAGCCGTTAAAGATATGCGAACAATGGCAATTTTATATGAAAATAAACGTGAGAATTACCTTTGCAAACATAATAACATTAAATACAAAGGGCTTGGGGTAGAAGGGTTTATTGATATAACAAAGGTTAGAGAGTGTAAAATCAATGAAGATTTAGACTTCTGGAAAGGGAAGAGAGTATGGATAGGTCTTGATTTATCACAGACTGATGATAATACCGCAGTTGCTATGGTTACAGAACATGAAGGAGTAATTTATTCTAAAGTATTTGGATTTATTCCGGCTGATAAAGTTGATTTTAAAAGCAAAAAAGAAAAGGTTGATTATAACAGATTAATAAGGCATAAAGTATGCTATGCCTGCGGTGATGAGGTAATTGACTATTCATATGTTGAAACGTTTTTAATTGGACTAGAGGTTTCTTATGGTGTCGAAATAATGCAAGTAGGTTATGACCGTTATAACGCAATAAGTACAGTGCAGAAGCTTGAAGCTGCTGGGTACGAATGCGTAGAAATTAAACAACATTCAAGTGTTTTGCACATGCCAACTAAACTGTTAAAAGAGTGCATATTAAATAAAACATTCCGATATGATGAAAACTTAATGCTTGAAATTAACTTCCAGAATGCACGTTGTACAGAAGACACTAACCTAAATAAATATGTAAATAAGAAAAAATCAGAGGGTAAGGTTGATATGGTAGTAGCATTAATTAATGCAACTTATTTACTGCAACAAGACATGCTATTTGGTATAGATAATTTTGCAGTTCAAGTCGGATAGAGGGAGGTGATTAAATGAATTTTGGAAAAGCAATAGAATTATTAAAGCAAGGAAAGAAAGTAAGACGTAGGGGCTGGAACGGTAAAGGGATTTTCATTGAATTACAAAGGCCTGACGCACACTCTAAAATGACGCATCCTTATATTTTCATAGATACAACAGGTTTACAAACAAATAATCCAGATGCACCGAAAGATAGAGTTCCATGGTTAGCAAGTCAAACGGATATGCTTTCAGAAGATTGGGAGGTTGCTGAATAATGTATGGTGAGTTAGAAAAAATAAGTGATTTAGAATTTATTATTAAACAAGCAATAAAAACTAAAGTAAATGTAGGGGTTTTTATTGAGATGCCAGGTTTTGAATCTCCTGAAATAATAATAAATCCAGTTGAAAATTTAGAAAAGAAACTTGAATATTACAAAAATATATATGACGAAAATTTAAACCATAAGCATGCTGAAGGTATCAAAATTATCGGATATACATTTTGCTAATATTCTAAAGCAGAAAGGCGGTGAGAATTTGGCATGGTTTAATAAACGGAAAAAGGAAGAGAGAGCGGATCCGGTTGTTGAGCCGTCAGTTGATGATGTGCTGTTAAAAGCTTTATTAGACAATATCTATGTAACCAAAGAACAGGCATTGAATATTCCAAGCGTGAAGAGTTGCATTAATTTCATAGCTGATACGGTATCAATGCTACCGATTAAGCTTTATAAAGATAACAATGGTAAAGCTGAGGAAATCAAGGATGATATTAGAATTAAGCTTCTAAATGATGATACTGGAGATACCCTTGATGCAGTTCAGTTTTGGAGAGCTCTTATCGCTGATTACTTTCTTGGTAAAGGCGGGTATGCTTATATTAATAAGAGACTCAATGATGTTGTTAGCCTGCATTATGTTGACGAATCTTATGTTTCTATAATTAAGAATGAAGATCCTATATTTAAAACATATAGAATCTTGGTTAATGGTAGATGTTACTGGCCATTCGAATTTATTAAAGTCTTGCGAAATAGCAAGGATGGAGCTCAGGGGGTAAGCATCATTAAAGAAAATAATTTGATGCTTAGCGTAGCTTATAACTCATTGGTATTTGAAGAAACTTTAGTAAAAAAAGGCGGTAATAAAAAAGGTTTTGTAAAATCACCAAGGAAACTAACACAAGAAGCTATTGATAAGCTAAAAGAAGCATGGAAGAGGCTCCATAGCAATAATAGTGATAATGTTGTAATCCTGAACGAAGGCTTAGAGTTTCAAGAAGCATCTAACACATCGGTAGAAATGCAGCTAAATGAAAACAAAGAATCCAACTCAGGTCAACTTTGTAAGATATTCAATATATCCGAATCCATTACCAAGGGTAATGCAACAAGTAAAGATTATGCAAACAGTATAAAAACTGGTGTTTTACCGGTATTAAAGGCAATCGAATGTGCATTAAATAGAGAATTCTTACTCGAAAGCGAGAAGGATTTTTTTTATTGGGCATTCGATACCAAAGAATTGCTAAAAGGCGACATAAGAGAGAGATTTGAGGCTTATAAAATAGCTATTGATGCTAATTTTATGCAACCTGACGAGGCAAGATACATGGAAGACATGGAACCTTTGGGGCTGGACTTTATTAAGCTTGGACTTGATACAGTGATGTATAATCCAAAAACAAAAGAGGTATATACTCCAAACACAAATCAAGCACGGAACATGGCAAAACTGAGAGGTGGTGAGGACAGTGAACGTGGAAATCAGAAGTGATGGATTACACATAACAGGATATGTGAATGTTCCAGGCAGAGAAAGCAGACCAGTGGTTACACCACGAGGTAAGGTAATCGAAGTAATTGAACAAAGAGCGTTTCAAAGGGCATTGCAAAAAGTTGATAATATTGACTTAATGGTCGATCATGAAAGAAAAATAGCTTCAACGAAGGAAGGAACTCTAAAAGCTTGGGAAGATGAGATAGGACTTAGAGCCGAAGCAGTAATTACGGATGAAGAAGTTATTCAGGGGGCGAAGCAAGGAAAATTAAAAGGTTGGAGTTTCAACATGAAAAAAGTTGTTGATGAACTTGAAGAGAGAGCTGGAAAACTACCTTTGCGACGTGTCAAAGACTTTATCATGACAGAGATAACCTTGGCCCTTAAAAAAATCCCAGTCTATTCGGCGACATCGATTGAACTTAGGGCGGAAGAAGAGGAAGAGATTGAAATTAGAACTTCTGAGTGCGAGATTACAGTTAAGGATATGACAGAAAAACAGCAAAGTGTTGATTACACGGAAATTGAAAACAAAATTAAAAAGTTGAAGGAGATGTAAAGTCATGAATCTAAAAGCGTTAATCGAAAAAAGAAACGGTAAAGTTACAGAAATGCAGGGATTACTTGAAAAAGCAAAAACAGAAAAAAGAGCTATGAATCAAGAGGAGATAGAAAAATTTAACACCCTCGAGCAGGAAGTGAAGGACTTGGACGCAACGATTGAAGCGGAAAAGAGGGCGAGCGGGTACTTAGTGATCGAAACTAACAAAAAAGTCGTAAAAGACGAAGAAGAGAGGGCAATCGAAGAAGAGAGGGCTTTTGCGAACTACATAAGAGAAAAAAGCGGAATAGATGTGGAAAAAAGAGCAGGTGAACAAAACCTTGACATGACTAACAATGGTGCGGTTATTCCTACAAGCATTGCAAATAGAATAATCTCAAAGGTTGAGGAAATCTGTCCGATTTTAGCAGGGGCAACTCGATTTAACGTAAAAGGAACATTAAAAGTGCCTGTATACGGAAAATCCGGAGATGGTGGAAACCAAGATATCACTGTTGCATATCAGACTGAATTTCAAGATATTACCGCCAACGTAGGTAAATTTACAAGCGTTGATTTGACTGGATTCTTAGCTGGGGCGTTGGCACTTATTGGGTTATCTGTAGTTAATAACGCAGACGTTGACGTTGTAAACTTTGTAATCGATGAAATGGCTAAGAAAATAGCTATATTCCTCGAAAAAGAATGTGTTAACGGCACCCCGGGCAAAGCAACCGGAGCACTTGCAACAACTACAACAATAAACGCGGGGTCAACAAGTGCAATCACTGCAGATAATTTGATTGATTTACAGGCTAAAATACCTACTGCTTATCAAGCTAATGCTTGTTGGACTATGAATCCAGCTACATTTACAGCAATTAGAAAGTTAAAGGATGGTAATGGGCAGTATCTGTTACAGCCAGATTTTGCTGGTGCTACACCTTATAGATTACTTGGAAAGCCAGTATATCTATCTGACAACATGCCTACCATCGGCAATGCAAATAAGGCTGTTTTGTACGGTGATTACTCTGGATTAGCAGTTAATTTCCGTGAGAACATCTCTATTCAGGTATTACGTGAGAAATATGCAACTATGCATGCTGTTGGTGTTGTATCTTGGTTTGAGTTTGATTCGGATGTTATTGATAACCAGAAATTAGCTACATTAACCATGTCAGCAGTTTAGTAAATTAAATGGGCGGTGTAATATCCGCCCATATTTTAAGAAAGCGAGGATGAAAAAATGTCATATAACGTAAAAAACTATACCGAACAGGGTGGAGAAAAAACTGTTATAGGCGGCGAGCTGGAGGTTAGAGGTGCGCTAACCGTAAAGGACGGGGCTATTGTAGCAGGCATTACTGAAGTTACTGGAGCGGCAACATCAACAAAACTAGGCGGAATAAAGGCAGCTACCAAAGGCTCTGGTGACACGGTAGAAGTAAAAATAGATACTACATCATCAAAATTATATGTACCAACTTATCCTGTATTGCCAGTAGGGGCAACGACCGAAACGGCAGGGGTAGTAAGACAAGCTGCTAATGTTGCAGGAGCGGCAGGAGCTGCACCAACCAAAGAAGAATTTAAAGCATTACTTGATGCGTTAATAGCAGCTGGAATCATGGCAGCCGCAGAATAGGCGGTGATGAAATGAAGGTAAGCGAAATAAACGTATCTGATATCGCAGCCTATCTCAAACTTGAAGATAAAGAATATACAGACACAGAATTAAAAGTATTGATAGATACAGCAAAAGCCTTTATTAAGTCATATACCGGGCTTGACGATACCGGCATAGATCTACATAAGGACTTTGTAATAGTTGTGTATATACTTTGTCAAGATATGTACGATAATCGAAGTCTTTATGTAGATAAATCTAATCTGAATAAGGTTGTTGATACAATTCTAGGTATGCATTGTACTAATTTGTTACCAACACCTCCGGAGGATGATGCTATATGATAAATCCAGGAAAATACCGTTGCAAAATCGATTTTCTGTCACGTAAAATTGAAAGAAATGACTATGGCGAACTTTGCGACGAATGGTCGAAGTACAAAACCGTATGGGCAAGCAGATTTGATCTTATAGGGACTGATTTTTATGCAGCACAGACGAGTGACACTAAAGTCGAGATTAAATTTAAATGCCGTTACACAAAGAACATTACAAAAAACATGCGTATCCAGTGCGGTGAAGAAATATATGAGATAATTGGTATCCCGATTGATGTTGACAACAAACATATGGAATTGTTGATATATGGTAGGTTGGTGAGTTAAATGTCGGCATATTTCAAAATCGAAGGCATGAAAGAGCTACAAAAAAGCCTTGAAAGACTTGGCAAAGTGCCCCAAAAACATGTAACCAGCAGCTCCAAAAAAGGCATGAACATTGTTTTAAAACAATCCCGAGCAACAGCTCCAGTAGATACAGGGCAACTCAAAAAAGGCATGAAATTAATCGGGGAGAAATCCAAAGAAAAAGGCAAAAAAGTATATCGAGTAGTGTTTGATCGCAAAATGAATGATTTGTTTCAAAAGAAAAACAAAGATGGCAAGATTACTGGTTATTATCCAATTTCGCAAGAATATGGTTTTTTTTCGAAAAGTGGGCGATACATACCAGGATATCGATTCATCCATAATAGCTTGACAGACAATGCACGCAAGATGGAGAAAACTATAGTAAGTACTATGAAAGCTAAAATTGATGCTGAGATAGCGAAGGGTGGGTTGAAGTAGATGGGACGAATTATTTTTGTTAAAGAATTCAAAAACAAAATAAAAAAGATAGACTTTGTTATGTGCCCAATAGAAATTCAACCGATTAGACCGATATTAGGTAGGATATATGCCATTTATTTATTATTAAAGTGCATTAAATTATTTAAGTTTAGTTGTTATGGCTATAAATTTTATAGGATATCTCTACCTAAGCTTGTGAAGGTAGGTGATTAAATGGAAAAAGCGTTAAAATACGAATTAGAAAATCAAATATCCGAATTATCCGGTGCAATTTACCCTACAAACGCCCCAAAGACTGCAACTAAGCCTTATCTGGTATATATGCGAATTAACACTGACAAAGCCAAGACACTTAAAGGATTTGAAGGAAGCCAAGCACTAAGTTTTATGTTTAATATCATGACACAAAAATATTCATCAATGAAGTCTTTAACCAAAAAGGTTGAAGATTTTTTAATGTCATTACCTGGCACAACCATAGGAAAAGAAAATATCAGCATACAAGACATTGACATTAATGACATTACCGAACAATACGAACACGAGTTACAAGTCAATAGGGGCATTATTGACTTTACAATCTATTTTTAGAAAGGAGAAATAAAATGCCAAGAAAAGCATTAGGAACTAAGATACTAATTAACGCAAATGCAATTGCCGGACTAACAAGTATTAACGGCTTAAGCCTGTCAGCCGAAACACTTGATATTACAACCTTAGATAACACAACAGGTTATAGAGAGTTTGAGGGTGGATTCAAAGACGGCGGCGATGTATCTATTTCGGGATTTTTTGAAGCAGGCGATGAAGATGGTCAGATTGCCGTCTGTAATATCTTTGAAACTGGTAAAACAACACCATTTACAATCTTGTACCCGCAAGGTGCTTCGTGGGGATTTAATGGCGTCGTAACTGCTTTTAGTACAAGCGCAGAACTTGAAGGTCACATTAGCTTTGAAGCTACTATTAAGGTAAGCGGGAAACCTACTCTCAACTTTGTTACAAGTGCGGGATTAACAAATCTTGCATTAAGTGGCACAGGCGGTATATTGTCGCCTGAATTTGACGCAGGAACAAGATACTACACGTTTGCGGATGTAACGGCGGACAGTGTGATTATAACAGCTACTGGTGCAGGGCAAACCATTAAAATGTTTGTTGATGGTGTATATGTGCAAAATCTTGTTAGCGGTGCAGGTGCAGAGGTAAGTCTCGATACAGATAGCAAAAAGATAACGATAATGGCGAATGAAACAAGTAAGGCACCGAAGATTTACGAAATAATTGTTACTAAAGGAGGAATATAAGGGATAGGCAAGACCTATCCCTTTATTTTTTTAAGGAGGAAGATGTATGAATTATATACCAATCAAGTTAGATAAAACAAGAAATATGTTGATGGGTTTTGGAGCTTTACAATTGTTCAAAAAAATAACTGGTAAAAGCCTTGCAAAGTTCGACTATGAAAATGAGGATATAGAAGATTATATTCCGGCTTTGTTTTTTGCCGGTTTGGTTCATGAAGATAAGGAACTAACGCTGGAAAAAGCAACAGAGTTAATTGACGAACATCTAGGAATTAAGGGAGCGTTAGACTTACTACCTCAAATTATTGAAGAAACATTTGGGGAAGAAGAAGACGTAAAAAACGCTCAGAGGGCAGTGAAGAAGAAATAAGCGAAGACTACGAAGAAGAAGCTCTGAAACTAGCTGCCCGAATCGGTATTGATTATGACAAGTTTTTGGATATCACACCAAAGGTACTGAATATCTACGCAAAAGCTTATGAAAAAGAAAGAGAACTTAGACAAAAAGAAAGTATTTATCAGGCATATTTAATTTCGCGTTGGGTTTGGCAGAAGAGAGTTGACATAGAGAAGGTTGTTAATTCTATAGACTTAAAAGATCCAAAAGATAAAGACATGACAGATACAGACATGTTGGAACAAGCTAAAAGGTTAAATGCTTTATTTGGCGGAAAAGTTAAAGGTTATGAAAAAAAGAGGTGTGAATAATTGGTTAAGTCGAATTTCATTGTGCGCGGGGGTGCAGATTTTACCAAAATCAAACAAGCACTGACGCAAACACAAACGCAGCTAAAAACTTTTCAAAACAATACAAATAAATCTCTGGCAAAAACTCAAGCAAGTATAAAAGGGTTTGGAGTGTCTGCAAGCAAGCTCCTTAAAAGCTTTGGGGTCATTCTAAGCACAGTGGCAATAGGTAATATAATAAAATCTTCTACGCGAATGGCAATGTCTGTGGAAAGTGCCATGGATAATATTCAGAGAAACATGGGCGATGCAGTAGAAGCTTTTGATGAGTTCGCCAAGTCGCAGGCAAAATACTTAGGAATGGCAAAAAGAGATGCTTACGCTTATGGTTCAACATTCTCTAATCTGTTAGGGAGTTTTTTAGGAGACACGCAAAAGGTTGCATCCGAAACGCAAAACTTGATGAAAGCCGCCGCAGTTATAGCAAGCAAGACCGGGCGAACATATCAAGATGTTTCAGAAAGAATACGAAGCGGAATGCTCGGATCTACAGAAGCGATTGAAGACTTAGGAATCTATACGCAAGTCTCAATGTTAGAAGCAACTGATGCTTTCAAGAAATTCTCTAACGGAAAAAGTTGGAATCAGTTGACATTTCAGCAGCAACAGCAGATTAGACTTGCAGCTATCCTTGAGCAGACATACAAGAGATATGGAGATACTCTAGCAGATACAACACAGACGAAGCAAGCCAGATTCCTGGCAAGCTTAGAGAACATTAAATTAAACTTAGGTCAAGCGTTTTTGCCAATTTATAATGCGATACTGCCAGCTTTAACGGCATTCCTTAACAAACTTGAGCAAGTTACAGCACGATTGGCGGTTATATCTGAATCAATCTTCGGCAAAGCAACCTCTATACAAGCGATAGAGAGCCAGACCGAAGCAATAACAGACCAAGGGAATGCCATCGAAAAGGCTGGGAAGCAAGTCAAAAAATCTTTAGCAAGTTTCGACCAATTGAATATATTACAGTCTCCTAGCGGAGACAGCGGCGGAGAAAGCACAACAACAACCAAACCCAAAACACCGCAGGAAGCTGAAAAAACTATCAACAAGGTTAATTCGATATTCGATAAGCTACAGCAGAAATTCCCGGTAATTTTTGACCTTGCCGCAGAAAGAGCACGACTCACGAAGGAAATGATAGACATAGTGGCTGATATTGCTTCTGTTTTCAGGTCCGACACAGCAAAACAAATAGGTGAAAATCTTAGAAGCATATTCTCTGAAAGTTTCGAATTCATACTTGAAACGAGCTTGCGGTTCGGTAATGACTTCATGGACGTCATTATTACGACTATAAGCAACAACAAAGAAAATCTAAAGTCAGTCTTAAATGATACTCTATCTGCGACACAAACTGTCACAGGAGCTATCAGAGACTTCTTGAGCGATGTGTTTGACCATATACGAAAACGCTACGACGAATATATTGAGCCTGCTATAGACAACTTTGGCGAAGGGTTTAACACGGTATTTACAAAAATTTCGGGAGCTTACGCACAATACTTAGCACCTACAATTGAGGAAATAGCCGGCCAGTTCAGCAAGCTGGTTGAGGATTACACCAAGCCCCTAGCAAAAAAGATAATAGATTTTGGTGGCTCAGTAATTGAACTAATATCGAAATTATACAAGCACATTTCGCCTTTTGTCGGGTGGATAGGCAGCTTTGTAGTAATTGCTATTTCAAATGCCTTGCGGTCAATATGGGAAATATTCGAGTTTATAACTAAAGTTATAACAACTAGACTTGAGTCTATTTTTGGTGTTTTGCACGGACTGACAGAATTTTTAAATGGTGTTTTCTCCGGGGATTGGGATAGGGCTTGGGGAGGAATACGAAAAATTATTGATTCTTGGTGGAAAGGTGTTACTTCTCTGTTTAGCATAATTAAGGAGACTATAACAAACAATTTTGGTGACGCTATCGAAGGAGCAAAGAATTTAATCGATAGCGGATTAAAAAGTATCGAAACTCTATTCAGTACGTTTATGGAGCGAATCGGGATTATTATAAGCCCGTTCAAAAATGTTTTTAAAGGTGCAATAAATGGGGTTATTGAGCTGTTTAACAGGTTTGTTAATACGATCAATAACAATCTTAAATTTTCCTGGGACGGTTTGAAAATCGCCGGAAAGACTATTTTTGAAGGCGGCAGCGTGCAACTTGCAAAACTGCCAACAATACCAAAACTAGCAAGCGGCGGGCTCGCATATGGTTCAACGCTGGCGATGGTGGGGGACAATAAGAATGCAGGTATCGATCCGGAGGTTATTGCACCATTATCCAAACTAGAAAACTTGCTTGAATCTATGTTTACAAAAATAATAAATCAACAGCAACGACCTACGGAACGCCATGTGTACAAAGTTGGAGAAACAGAATTAGCTGAAATCATAGTCGGCGCTATAAATACCTACAATCGGAAACTTGGCTATACAGGACTGGAGGTCTAGAAAAATGTCTATACAAGTAAAGCTTGGCGAATTTAATGTAATTCAATATCTTAAGCCGGGCGGTTTTTCTGTTACAACGGCTGATACCGATTCTGACAGCTCAGGGAGGACGGCAGATGCAATGATGCACAGAGATAGAATAGCCGTAAAAAAACAAATAGATTTAGAGTTCAGGCTCCTAAAGTGGGATGAAATTTCAGCCATACTGCAAGCCGTCGAAGATATCTTTGTGGATGTCTGTTATCCTGACCCAAAGTCGGGGCAATACGAAACAAGGACATTTTACGCAGGCAATAGAACCGTAGCTGTACCGTTTGAGAAAAACGGAGAAATATACTGGGATGGCTTGAAGTTTACGCTTACAGAGAGGTGAGTTTATGTATAATGTAAGTAATTATTTCCAAAAATTGATACGTGAACCTGGCAGAACTTTTGATATGAAAGTTATCATAAATAACACTGAATACGGAACTAATAATATAGTTGAAATGGGATTACAGGAAGCGATTGCTGAAGGCGAAGATTTTGCAATTGGCAATGCTATCGCCACACGTTTTGATTTGGAAATTAGGACAGAAGACAACTTCGAAGCTAATGCCGAGGTTAGGCCGTATATAATGCTATACGGCGAAGATGCTTCTACTGAGTGGCTACCTTTGGGCGTTTTTTATATTGACAGTAGGGAATATGCCGAAGGTGGGGTATGGCGATATGTTTGCTATGACAAGCTTATGTTCGCCAATCAGCCGTGGGAAACAAACTTAACGTTGCCGAACGGAATGCTGAGTGTTATGAACGAGATATGCGGCATTCTCGACATCGAAATAGCAGAAAATACAATAATCAACAATTTATTTGAAGTGCCTCTCATGACTCATGAGTTTACTATGCGACAGGTAATTGGTTATATTGCTGGTTGCCATGCGGCTAATGCACGGATTAACAGAAACGGAAAACTTGCGTTTGTAATTCCTAAACAAGGGGAGGTGGTGTAAGGTGTATAGTGGCGGTAACGGAACAAAGCAAGACCCTTATCTTATAGGCACAAAAGCAGATATTGAATTAATGTTCCAAAATGGAGAGGATGAGGCGTATTATAAACAAATAGCTGACATAGATATGCTTGGTGCAGAATACTCATGGCAAAGCGACTATAAAGGAGCGTACGATGGACAAAACTATAAGATATCTAATGTAA